GAAAGCAGTTGTTGAAAGTCATAATAATATTTCAGCAATGGATGCTTCATCTGAAGCTCAAGCAGTTAGGCAAATAGATATGCAGAAAGGTGGAGTTGCATCCATCAATGGCATGAACGTATGTGTGAAGATCGGTATTGAGAAATCAAATGATCCACAGTATTCTGATAAGAATAGATGTAAGGTCATATTGACTCAAGGCATGGAAGGATACATACCTAGTGGATCTGCACCAGCTAACACACCATCACCTGCACCTACCAACAATGGTAATGCAGTACCTGATTGGGCTAGGTAATGATGGCAGGCATAGCAAGGGCTAACTGACCTTAGTCTACTTGCAAGTCGCTTGGGTAGTGCGATGCCCTAAAACTACCCACTATTTATAGCCAATGAGGGACAGATGATTTTAAGACCATATCAAGAAATAGCAGTGCAAGATGCTTCTAATGCTTTGGACAAGCATAAGAATACTATTGTTGTTGCACCAACAGGTGCTGGTAAAACAATTATGTTATCTGCATTGATTGGCAAACGATACAAAAAAGGCAAAAAGATTTTAGTTCTGCAACACCGAGATGAACTTGTAGGACAGAACAAAAACAAATTTTCTCGTGTTAATCCAAAAATATCTACATCTATCGTAGATGCTTCAGAAAAAAATTGGGATGGTAGTGCAGTATTTAGTATGGTGCAGACACTATCGAGACCGAACAATTTGGCTAATATGTCTAAAGTAGACATGATGGTGATAGACGAAAGTCACCATGCCATAGCTGATACATACATGAGAATTATCAACAAGGTTAAGGAAGCTAATGAATCCGTAGAGATTGTTGGGTTTACTGCTACACCTAATCGTGGAGACAGAAAAGGTTTGAAAGGTGTGTTCAATAACTGCTCACATCAGATCGAGATAGCTAACCTCATACGAGAGGGTTTCCTTGTGCCACCAAAGACATTCGTGATTGATGTCGGGGTACAAAAAGATTTACAGAATGTTCGTAAAACTGTGTCAGATTTTGACATGGGACAAGTCGAGCAGATTATGAATAAACGTGCCATCAACGAGAAGATTGTTGAGGAATGGCAGGAGAAAGCAGGAAACAGAAAGACAGTCATATTCTGTAGCACAGTTAATCATGCACAAGATCTATGTGATGAGTTTAGAAGATCAGAAATCCGTGCAGAGATTGTGACAGGTGAGACACCATCGGAAGAAAGAAAACAAATACTACATGATCTGGAACATGGTGACGTACAAGTTGTAGTCAATGTTGCAGTGTTAACAGAAGGCTTTGATGCACCACCTGTCAGTTGTATTGTGCTTACAAGACCATGCTCATACAAGTCTACAATGGTGCAGATGATTGGTCGTGGACTACGAACAATAGATCCTGAAGAACATCCAAACGTAATCAAGAAAGATTGTATTGTATTAGATTTTGGTACGAGTGTATTGACACATGGATCTTTAGATGAGGGTGTTGATCTTGATGGCAAAGATAAGATGCAACAAGGATCAGCTCCTGAGAAAGTATGTCCTAATTGTAAATGTCTTATACCATTAAGTGTTCGTGTATGTCCTATGTGTGGACATGAGATTGAGATGCAAGCAAAAGAATTGCTTGAGACATTTGACATGACAGAAGTAGATCTTATCGACAGATCACCATTTAGATGGATTGATTTGTTTAACAATGGCAGATGTATGTCAGCTAGTGGATTTAATGGTTTTGGTTTGGTTGCACATTTAGATGACGTTTCTGTAGCCTTAGTTAAACGTACAAGGGGTAAACTTAGAGTTGTAGGTGTAGGCACTAAAGAACAAGCTTTGGCTTCTGCTGACGATTTTTTGAGGGAAATAGAAGATAGTGACGGAGCTAAGAAAGGTAAAAGGTGGTTGAATCAAGCCATGACAGATAGACAAAGAGAAGCTTTAGCAAGAGAGAATAAGATTGTAAGTCAGTTAGATCTTAGTTTTAGCAAGTACAAAGCGGCGTGTTGGTTAAATTATTTGTGGAATAAGAAAGAAATTGATGGCAGAGTTTTAGATTATTACGAGGGAGATGAGAATGCAGCGTAGTGAAGCTTTACAAAAAGCAGAACAATTAATCAACGGAGCTAGAGCTAGAACACATGGAGATGCAAAAGATACACATGAATCAATAGCTAAGATTATGAATGTATTGTGGAGACACAAACTCAAAGCAGAACTTACTTATGATGACATATACAAATTTTGTATAGTGCAAAAGCTTGTACGAGACTCTCAGAACCCAAAGAATATGGACAATCCAATAGATGTTATAGGATACGGAGCTTTATGGGCAGAGGGTAAAAGTGGCAAAAATTAACGTGAATTATCAACTCAACATGAAGTCTGAGAGTAACGTGCAATATGTTCGTGAGGGCAAGATAGTTATACCTATTTTTTTAGAAGATGATAACGATCATGTATTAGATCACATTGATACATATATTGCAGAGGCTATTGATGACACAGATGATGAGTTGTTAGGTGGTACGATAGTGGCTGAATTTTTAGGAGTCAGTCATTATTTTGATTTTATGGTAATGGAAGAAGGAGTAAAAAAATGGACGAACATGGTAACGGGAACAGACACAATACATTAAAGATATTGTCCGAACAATTTGCAAAAATAGGCTGGGATAAAAAACTACAGAATTTGACACAAGATGAAGCTCTTGCCATAATTAATGCCATTCAATCAGCTAATGGAGACAACAGTGGCATTCTCGACCTTAATCCAAACTCAGTCGTACCCGAAGACGAAATACCCTTTTAAAATGTTAGAGCAAGAAATATCAAATATAATAGATAAAGCTATTGTTGATCGAAACAAAGAGGTCAAGAAGAGAACCTACATTGGTGCTTCTAGTCTTGGTGACTCCTGTTCTCGTAAAATACAATATCGTTACATGGGTCAACCAGTTGATGACAATCGGGATTTTAATGCAAAGACACTTCGTATATTTCAGTTTGGTCACGAGATAGAATTTAGTGTAGCTGGATGGCTTAGACAAGCTGGTTTTGATTTACGAGTGGAAGACAAGAATGGCGAACAATTTGGTTTCAGCATAGCAGAAGGTGAAGTCAAAGGTCATATAGATGGTGTTATATGTAACGGACCTTTGGACACTGCATATCCTATGTTGTGGGAATGTAAGTCAGCTAATGAAAAGAAGTTTAAAGAGTTTCAAACAAAAGGTGTAGCAGTAGCTAATCCTGTGTATGCAGCACAGGTTGCTTTGTATCAAGCTTATATGCAACTAACAGACAATCCTTGTTTATTCACAGTATTAAACAAGAATACAAGTGAGATATATTATGAGTTCATACCTTTTAACAAAGCCTTGGCACAAGAGATTAGTGATAAGGCAGTGGTAATATTAGAAGCCACAAAAGCAAACGAGATGTTACCAAGGATTGCGCAGTCTCGTGACTATTTTGCTTGCAAGTATTGTGAGTTTCAAGATAGTTGTTGGAGTAGTTAATATGGGGACAAAGAAGGTAGCATTGTCCCCATATACTTCAGCCAATGAAGTGAGGATAGTATAATGAACATTATAAAACTTGGCAATAAGAATAGGGATATGTCAGCCAATGAATTAGTCGATATGATTAGTCAGAAAGTCCCAGCCAGTGTACAAATAGATGAACTTAAAAACACATTCCCACATGGAATTGTTCGGGGTGACGTGTTCACAATCGGGTCATTAGATGGAGAAGCTGGTAAGTCATTAAAGATAGATATTAATCCCAGATCACCATATTTTATGAAGGGATCGGATTTCAACGGATCACAAGGAATCGGGGGTATTGTTAAGATATTGATGGAGGGTAGAGGTATGCGCCTTCCTGAAATCAAAGAATTGTTCGGAAACTATCTGGACGATAATTCACCTCCACCAGTTGATCAGGACATACCACAAGAGCTTGGCATCACATTTAAAAGAGCTATTGATGTTAATACACCATACGACTCCGAACATTTATACCTGTCTGGTGACGGAGAAATACTGTGTCGTGTTAGAAGATACAACATAAAAGACAATGCTGGTAATCCAGTTATGGATAGTCATGGCAAACCTAAGAAAGAGTTTAGACAGTTTACAGATTCACCATATCCAAGGATACCTGATGTAAGACCATTGTATAATATACCTAACATTGTGGCTTCTGATAAAGTTATATGGGTTGAGGGAGAGAAGTGTGCTGATGCTTTGAATGAGATTGGTTACACTGCTACCTGTACTATGGGAGGTGCAGGAATGTTATCTCGTAAGTCAGCCAGTCGTTTTGATTTTAGCCCATTACGAGACAAAGAGTTAATCATATGGGGAGATAACGACAATGCAGGTCGTAAGGTAGCTGAACTGGTGCAGGAATTGGCATTGAATGCAGGAGCTAGATCGGTAACTACATTAACTCCTCCCAGAGGTAAGCCAGAGGGTTGGGATGCAGTTGATGCCATATCTGAGAGCTTTGATGTACAACATTTCTTAAACACAACAGTTAAGCATACCAAACGTAACATCAATTTACTGGATGATAGTTTACTGGTCAGCAGATTCGAAGGGCAAGCACCCGAACAAAAGTTCTTAGTCGATGGCACATTTCCGTTAGGTGTGCCGATTATATTTTCTGCAGCAGGAGATGCTGGTAAAGGTATGATGACACTAGATCTAGCAATGAAAGTAGCATCGGGTCAGCCTTTAGCAGAGAGTTTTGGTAGCACTATAGGTGAATTTGGTAATGTCGTGATCTTTACAGCAGAAGATGATGAATCAGAAATGCACAGGAGGATTGAGCGCTTAGATCCGAACAATTTGAGATTTTCATACCAGCATGAGCTTCGTGTGGTGTCATTACCTAATGTGGGAGGTGTATTCCCAATACTTCAGGACACAAGAGATGGCTATAGCACCAGTGATGAGTTTGATAAACTTTACGAACAAATCTTGCAAATGAATGATTTGAAGTTAATTATCTTTGATCCGTTAGCATCATTTGTTCATGCAGATGTAAATGCAGATCCAGCAGCAGGAGCTGCCTTGACTGGTCTACTGGCACAAATTGGAACTGAAACTGGAGCATCTGTGGTCATGTGTCACCATATGACTAAGGTTAAAGATGATACAATTATTAATACTCCTGAACAAGCAAGGCTACTTATTCGTGGCACGTCAGCACTGGTTGATGGTGTAAGATGTGCTTTTGCCCTATGGCAAGTTGATGAAGCTACTGGTCGTAGACGTTGCCAAGATATAGGCACAGAATATGAAAGAAATAGATGTTTTGATGGTGCAGTCGTAAAAAGTAATGGACCTGCTAACAGAAACATTAGACATTTTGTAAGAAATAGTTATTCTGGATTACTAGAAGACAAGACAGAGGAAATCAAACGATTACACTCTGGCACAAACAGAGAAATTAAAAAAGATGCTCTGTTTTCTTGGATTGCAACCTGTGAAAGGGAGGGCAGGGCTTTGACACAACAGTCAGGAGCAGATGCAATAGGACAAAGACTAGCATCAGATCACGATGCACCACAGGTCTTGCATAACTTAACTCAACGTAGTATTGACGGAATTGTTCGGGAACTTATTCGAGAAGCACGGATTGGGAAGTATGCCTTCTCAACATCGGGTGGTCGTAAGTGGCTTGGAACAACAGATGGGGTGATGTCTCGTGGTGAATACGAAGCTACAACAGCAACGGATAATGTCTAAGAAGAAGAAAAGACAGCTTAGTAAATCTAGTAAAAATTACAATGAACTTCGTGCGATTACCAAAGAGTTGATGAAACGCAAATACGAACCAGATGAGTCCGAACAATTATTCGAAGACGATCCCAGAGCTGCCAAAGAAATCGAATATGGTCGAGTCAGAAAAAATTCTACATACATATTTCAAAAAAATATTCTAAGTGATTTATAAAAAAATTTATTTTTATTCTTGACATCTATGTAATGAATACCATATACAACTATTATGAACTATCATAATAGGAGCAAGTAGATGAAATTTAAAATTATAGAAGATAAAAACGATCAACCAACTCTTGAAGAAGCTCAAGAGTTTGTTGGTGGTTGGGTTGAGTGTGTATCTCTTAGAAATGGAGATACTTTGCTTATTGATGAAGAGGGCAAATTAAAAGAAAATAGTATTAATGCTGAAGCTAGTGTTCATTTTGTTGAAAGTTTTGGTTCAGTGGATTGTATTGTTGGTAATGCTATATTAATCAAAAAAGGAGCAAATACAAAATGGAAATAAATGATAAGCCATTGATGGCAAGTGAAATCATTGGTGCATTGGGTCAGCCTAAGAGAGCCATTGCACATTTTAAAAGTGGATCTATTGCAGAGGGCAAAGCTAGAGAAACTCAATCTATGCTTGTTAATGCACAGAAGTTTAAAGTCTCTAACAAGCTTATAGATCATGCAGGAGAGGCATCTATGTCTAAGCCTCATGTATTGCTTGAGATGATTAAAACTGCAATACCACCATTTAAGAATATGTTTATAGAATGGGATGAGCATTATCGTGTTCA